GGAGCATCCTGCCTTGTTAGCTCACGAACTTCCGGTAACTGCTGAAACTTATATTATGCAAATTGCACTTTCAAGAGCGTTTGAACAATTTGAGTTAGGTTTCTGGCAGGGATCAACGAGTTATACCGCTTTGGATGGTACAGCTGGTAATGGTCAGATTAAATATTATGACGGGTTCTTGAAAAAGATGGTAAACGATGCAAACGTTCAAAAAGTTGCTTCCCCTTATCCACTTATTTCTACCGTTTCTGATGGTTCCCATACGAACATTTTGGATGCAATGAATAACCTGATTAACTTGGCTGTTTTAAATAACCGTGCTTTGTTTGCCGATCCGAACCGTTACGAGAAATTGAAATTCTTGGTTTCGATTGAAGACGAACAAATCTATCAGGCTGCATCTATTAACATCACTTTCAAAGGCCAGCTTACACAATCAGGAGAAAGTCAACCTTGGAAAGGTTTTAAGGTGGTTTCATTGGCAGGTATCCCAAAGGATACAATTGTATTCACGATTGCAACCGATGACGTTGAATCAAATCTTTGGATAGGTATGAACTCAGTAATAGATGAAAATCTACAATTGGCTAAATTACTTCCAAATGCAGAAACTTTCTTCTTGAAAGGGTTGATGAAATTTGACACACAATACGGTTATTCTGAAAAAGCGTTTTTATACACGACTTTGACAGCCGGAATATTCACAGTATAATCTAAGGGGGAGATGAAAGCCTCCCCTTATTTTTAAACTCAAAAATAATAAAAACATGAAAAAGTTTATAGGAATTATCATATTATTGCTATCCGTATCTTTATTGACGGTTCAAAATGGGTTGAAACTGGTCGCTTAGCACAATAATCATGGACATAAAGAAAGTTTTTGAGGCACTACCTCATGTAAATACGATTTGGGTCGTAGGTGAAAACTTTCACCTTCACCCCAATTATGGAGGCGAACAGATCGACCGTGAAGATTTAAAAAAGCCTGGTCGACCTAAAAAAGAAGATGAACCGAAAGATGTAAAAAAAGAAGTTGAAACGGAAATTAAAGACGAAACAAAATGCGAGACGACATAACTTTTATTAAAGGTCAAGGTGCAAGCGGGCGACAAGCTGCCGGAGAAGATTTCATATCCGGATTAGTTCTTTACGGAACGAAACCTACAGGATTCCCATCGGGAAGCATACTTCAGTGTTATTCTCCTATCGATGCCGAAAACGCAGGGATTGTGAATACTTATCCTGATGCAACAAGAGCGACGGGCGTTTATTCGGTTGTCACACTTCCACCCGTTGGTTCCTCAATTACTATATGGGTTTCAAACGCAACAGGAACGATATTATTATATTTAGCTAATTATACGACCACTTCTTCAGATACGACAATAACAATAGTAGCTAATAATATAGTTGCTCTTATTAATAGTCAAACATATCTGACAGGGTATTCGGCAACAAACTTGGTAGATGCTATTACTGTTTCAGCCCCTGCTAATTTAGGATTAAGTGCAAACACAAACATGTTAAAGGGAATTAATCCTTCTGTAAGTGGTGGTGCACCTGCTCAAATTGCTTTCTCAGGTGGTACCGGTTCTGAATTGGCTGTTTGGCATTATCATATTGCTGAATTTTTCCGTGGCAATCCTTCGGGACAATTATTTGTAGGAATATTCACCGTTCCTTCGACTTATACATTCTCTGAAATTACCACAATGCAGAGTTTTGCAAATGGTAAATTAAGACAGGTAGGAGTTTTTAAGGATGCAACTTATTCGAATGCCGATTTAATCGCTATTGATTTAGAAATTAAGACAAATAACGATGCTTATCATGCCCCTTTGAGTTCTTTATATGCAGGAAACTTGACAGGAACGGTAGATATTACCACCGTGCCGGATTTAAGCACGTTATCAGCGAATAAAGCGACTTCTATCATAGGTCAAGATGGGGGAGCATTGGGTAATCAGTTATATGGTGCTTATGGTAAGTCTGTAACTCAACTCGGAATTGCTTTAGGACTTTTGAGTCTTTCGGCTGTAAGCGAGGATTTCGGTAACATAATTGATAAATTCAATTTATCAGATGGAACTGAAAACGATATTCCTGCTTTTGCAAATGGTCAACTTCTTTCTGCTCTTTCGAGTAATGCTCTTGACGCTATTGATGCAAAAAGGCATGTATTCGGTCAAAAG